TCGTACCCAATTCTGCTGTTGCGAACCAGAAAGAAGGACTCGGGGAGCATTCAAGTGTGTCGGAAGAGAAGCGAAAGCGCGGACCGGAGCCTGGCCGGGCGGTAAAGTCTGAAGGAGTTGCTATTCAGGACTCAGGCAAACGTGGAAACGCACATCGATTGCAAAATGATGTTCGTGATACTCGCAAGTGTCGTAACTGTGGCAGTACAGAACACTTAGCGAAAGGATGCAAGGCTGCGAAGAAGGGAAGCTCAAGCTCTTCTAGCTCTGCATTAGTCGCATCTTTGAAAGACGGTATTGACAAGCAGGATGGTCAAGATATCGCGATGCGCCAGATCGTTCAGGAGACTTTTGAAGCACGAAAAGACTTGGACGAGGCTGTTGGAAGAGTTCAGAGACTCGAGAAGGAGCTAGAGGTACACAGGGTGCGTGCCTCTGCTCGAGTCCTGGGAGATATCGAGAGGTTCGATATCTCATGGGGTGGTCGTCAAGTGACGATTGTGACTATTGGCACTGCATGTTTTCTTGGTATGACTTTGTTGGCCTTGATCATGCTTTGGTGGTTTGGTATGTTATGGATTGTTGTTGTTGTCTGTGACTGCCGAGGGGCGTCTATCTACGGATATGGTTGGCGCCTGTATTTGCTCGTTTGGTATGTCGGGCTATCCTACTTTTGCTGTGTCTCAACCAGAGTGACCCATCGTGTCAGATTTGATGGGCATTTTGAATACACTCATGGGGACCTCCGCCCTGACGTCATTGCTTCGAAGGACGTCGTCCATGCTGCCCTGTACGGTTGGGTGCTCAAAGACCGTATGACCTTTTGGCGTGTGCATTCTTCACGGCTGTTGATTAGCTATGAAGTACTTGCGCAGTTGTGCACGCCTGATCTTATGCGCGTCGATCGCGAGCAAGGAGTTGCTTTTGCCGCCATCCACAGCGCCGTTGGCCGTATTCCGACGGTTGACGTTTCTCGCTACCTGCCTTTGGCAGGGCACGATGTGATGCAGAACACGGCTCAGGTAGCGTGTGGCAAATTCGTGCATATGGTAACCCAAGTGCGTAAGCTGGATTTTGGGTTGCCCCTCGCAGTGACCTTGTAGATGTCGTCGCCTATGGGTATCGGGTTGGGGAGGTTCCTCTTCCTGCCTTGCCGGAGATTAAGAAGTCCGTTCGCTTCTCTCCAGTCTCAGAGACTGATCCGCTGAGACGAGCACCGGTTAATGTGTCGCTTGGATGTCATGTCCAAGGCTTCATGGAGCCGGAACCCGATCCTGGTGATCCGATGACTGTTGCTGCGGGGGTGTGTAAGCGGTTTGCGTTTGCACCTCCAGTGCCAGACCTTGCGAAGATATCACGACTTCGTGAGTTTGTCCGTGGCTTTGTTCGTGAAAACTTTGTCCCAATACCATACACTGCTGATCGTAGTGTGGGGGCTTGGCTCGATTTGTGCCCTTATCCTGCTTGGCGGCGGGAAGAGCTTCGAGCGGTTTGGGAAGAGTGTGGCGGTGCCTTGAGCGAGAAGGATTACCGCTGCGATTCTTTTGTGAAGGATGAGACGTACCCCGAGTATAAACATGCCCGTGGGATTAACTCTCGGTCGGATAGGTTCAAGTGTAAGGTTGGGCCGATCTTCCGTCTGATTGAGAAAGTAGTCTACACTCACCCGTCTTTCATAAAGAAAGTCCCTGTCCATTTGCGGCCCGAGTACATCATGAAGAAGTTGTACTCTGTTGGTGCGAAGTACTCGCAGACCGACTATACCGCGTTTGAGGCGCTGTTTGTGAAGGAAATCATGGAAGCTGTAGAATTTGAGCTTTATGATTGGATGACCTCTCAGCTGCCGGAACACGATGAATTTATGGGTATATGCCGCAGTGTGTTGGGTGGCCTGAACCATTGTAATTTTAAGTATTTTAGTGTTTGGTTGGAGGCGACTCGGATGTCGGGCGAAATGTGCACGTCGCTCGGGAATGGCTTTTCGAACTTGATGTTCATGCTCTTTCTTTGCAAGGAAGTTGGATCTTTGTCAGTTGACGGTGTGGTTGAGGGGGATGACGGTCTTTTCGTCATTTCTGGGCCAGCCCCATCAAAGAAAGACTTCGAGAGCATTGGACTCGTTATCAAGCTAGAAGAGTGCGATTCCATCGCAGAAGCATCATTCTGCGGTATAATTTTTGATCCCGACTGTAAGCAGAACTTGCGAGACCCACGCCGTGTTTTGACGACGTTTGGTTGGACAAGTAGGACCCATGCTCAGTCGAAGCAGAAGAAGTTGAAGGCTCTTCTGAGGTGCAAGGCCCTCTCGTTGGCGCATCAGTATCCCGGGTGTCCTGTGGTTCAGGCTCTAGCTCAATATGGGCTGCGGGTTACTGCTGACGTTGGAAACTATGCTGTTTGGAAGGTCATTAACAGCAAGGGAGTTAACGAATACCAGAGAGGGGTCCTGGTGGACGCGATGACTAACCCGGTCAAGCCGGCCCGTATTGGCTTGGGCTCGCGTTTCTTAGTGGAGAGGATGTTTGGAGTCTCTGTTGAGGACCAATTCCACTTTGAGAGGTATCTATCAGGACTTTCCGCCCTCCAGCCACTTGCCGCTGGGGTGTTGGAACCCATCTTGAGCCCAGTGTGGCGTGACTACTGGTCCCAGTATGTCATGCCTCGCCCACATGTGCTCATGTATTCCGGATTGCCAGTAAGACCACGCTGGTATCACGATGAGGTCTGTACTAAGACCGGATGGAGGGCTAAGTCAGTTATGCCGAAACTGACTGATAACGCGTGAGGCGACACCCTGAGACCGGGTAGGTCTGGTTGAGAAT